GTCCTTTGCTACATTAACCTAGTCCGTGAATACCATCCTTCTTATCTGAATATACCTACCAAAATGACTGCTGAAATATCTCCGCGTCTCGTTTTTCCATTAGCATTAACATGTCATCTCCACACACCCAAATCCTGTATTTTGTTATTCCGGCTCGTTTCATTATAAAATCAGTATACAAAAATACTCGTAAAGAATTTCCAAATGTTGTTCTAGTTGGGTGTCCCGAATAAACTGTGCCGTGTAAAATACCTTCCATCAATTTCTACCTCTTTCCTCCTATTTTTACAAAAGATTTAAATGGTAAATCACAAGAGGTGACCATCTTAATAGCCTATCGAACTTACAATGATTCCCAATTATTATATTCTCCAACTAAGTAGGCTAATTTCTTACATATAGGCACGTCTATCATTTACAACAATTCATAATGTTAATTTGAATCGTGTGATGAACCGTCGTTGCTAACGAAGACCGGATTATCGAATCGCGCAAACTCTTCCGCGATTATATCCGCCTTGGTTTAATTATCGTAGTACCCTAAATAAAATTCTGAGTTACGGGCCTAACACAATGCTCTCAAAGCTTTCAAGGCGTTATAATTTATCAATCCCCCGACGCTCTTTACTTAATCACAAATGTTGGTTATGCATCGGGGCCTAGCTGACAATGTCAAAGGGTCAACGTTATTTCCGCAAACGTTCCATTCTCCTACTTTGACAAACAGTTCGCCTTCTATTTTGTCGAACTGTCCTGCAAGAAACTTTTCATACACAAATTTGTATTTCTTAGATTTCGGCACATCAGATTCCGCTATATGCTATAAGTATTCTTCCATACTCACCTTCTGGAAATACTCACAAATTTAGTTGATCCAATGTAATTTAACAAAATCTTAAAACTCTCTAAGTACGCTTTGGTTTGGATATAACTTCGACCCACATTATCTACCTAAAACGCTAGCTAAAGAATTCAAAGGGCAAGTAGCGAATTAGTAATATAATAAGGTTTCGGTTCTATCTAAATCAAATAAAGTTTCTTTGTGTCTATTAGTGTGGCACTAACAGTAATCTCGCCACACATTAAAGTAATTCCCTTACATTATTGCGCCAGTAGGTCCGTAGACTTTAAAATCTCTTAAAACATATTCATTGTAATTTTCATTATAATATTTTTTTTCTACATGATGGATGCTAATGGACCTGACTTAATTTGTACCAAAGAAGGTCGTAAACCTAGTAGGATTCATTCTAACTTCTTCGTCTTCTTCTGGCAATATAGTTGTATATTAAATAGGCTTAGTAAAGCAACAGAACAACTTTTTCATCTCTCGGGCACATATTTTAAGTGAGTTAGTAAGGGATTTACAACAGCTGATGGTAGCATCTTCAAGTCCGTTAACTACTGAGTAGCTCTTTAAAATATCCAATTATTCCATCGCTAAGGTCATAGCTTAAAGTGCTTAAATCTATATTTCATTAAATGGATCAAAATGATTAAACACTTAAGTTTCTGTTTAAAACTCACAAAATATCTGTTGCTGCCTTCTTATAGTCTCAACAAGAGCAAGTTTTTGCTGTAACTCTTTAAGGCTCCTTGTGGACACGCTCTAACCAAACCATGCTAAATAATCTGACCGACTTCGTATGATCTTACCATTACGAAGTGTCTAACTTACAATTTATGCGTATTGGCTGTCGGTACGTTAGCGGAGCGAAAGACATAGACTCAAATTGACGCCTACTTGAACACTAACGGGTGTGGATACATTTACGTAATCCATAGGTCCTGTACAAGCATACATGGACAACACGTGGGCATTAACCCGATTCCTCACGTGGGTACCTTTATTAGCAAAAGCACCAAAGTTTATCTCAGCGAATTCAACCCCTCCCCTATCTACTATCCTAACTTCAGCTTCATTATAAAATATAGCCATTGGGTTATGTCTCATACTTTCATTATAATGTACAACTATGGAATGCTTAGGGTATTTCTCTTTAAACTACATCACATAATCATAGGCAGATTACCAATTGGGCTTAATTGTACAGTATCCTTAACTCTTGTCCTACAATTGAGATTTACCTAAATGCTCAAATTGTTAACAATAATTTTTATAAATTTTAGGAATTGACTTATAGGTAGAATCCATATTAACAACTTTCATTGGCGGCTATTTTCTCTCAACGTTCCTAGGGTTCTATTCTTCCCACTCTAACAAGGAATTCTATTCTTAAATATTGGAACAGTTAAGTAGATCTATTTTCTCTTTATTGACATTTAACTTCTTCAAATCCAATAGATCTTTATTATTACAATTCTTAAGTTAATCTATGACGTTTTAAGCATCAATATCCTCCTCCTTTATAACATCTAGTTTCTAAACAATTGAAACTTTCTAAATGAATTTGTCAACTGAGTTCTAGAGAACGAGAACGTGATACATGACATCACTCTTTTTATTACTATAGCGAAGACTAACTAAAAACAAATAACTACGGTCACTGTTTAGAACTAGTTTTTCCCTACTTTCATAATGAGTGAGGTCGACAACATAAATATTGTGAACTTGTAATAAGGACGATAAAAATTAAATAGCGACATGATCATCCAAGCCCAATAATATACCCTTTTTCTAATCTCTCAAATAACTATCACGGGGTATTCCGAGTAAAGAATATAATTTCACACACATGGTATTCCATTAATTGGCATTCTCATTGGCAGCTTTAATATCCGATTGACTGTAACCCATTAAAAATGCTATAGCGTTCATAACACATCGATCTCTCTTGAACGAGGGTACGTCATATACTTAAGCAGATGTGTGCAAATGTTTAGATCTCAGGACACTTAGAACAAATTAATCAGCTTTACCAGTTAAACCATATATACCGTCTAGATCAATGACAGGTCTTCCATGTTCATAAAAGGCTTTCCTCAAAATTTCTTTCTTTTCTTCTTTAGTCACATTTTTAATAATGTCCTTCTTTTCTTTAGTTGATCCTTTACTCGTATCCTTCCCTTACCTAGAGTTTTATGAACTAGGTTAAGGCTTTTGCTGAGAATTTACGTTATTACTGGAGTTTTAAGAACCAGTATTATTAGCAGGATTTTTCTTGTCTCGGGTATCTTTATCATTCTATCCCTTATTCTTCTGACCTGCCTTGTTTTTATCAGAAGGTTTTCCCAAATCCTTGGAATTTTATGAACCAGGTTTGGCTTATTGTTGCTACTAAACGCTAGAGTTTTAAGAACTAGCTTTAGATTCGTGACTCTATGTTGACGGCTATTTATCTGGAATTTTAGTGTCCTATATAGCTCTGAAATCATCGTAAAGATTAGAACTTTCCATGATAAATGAATCCCGCGAATTTTCGAAATCTCCCCACTCTAAATCATCTTCTTTCTTCTTATTACCAGGTGCA